GGGACCGTCTTCAAACGGGTAGCGGTTGTAAATCCAGTCCTTGGCGGTATCGGTACCGACAAACCACAGCTCGGCACCGTTGCGCTCGGTCTGGCCTTTCCAGGTCACATCGACCATCGAAGGGCGTTGCGCGATCACCGGCCTGCCCGGCTTGCTCGCCCCCTTGATGGCAAAGATGTTGCGCCACCGGCGAAGGCGGCAGAACTGATAAACCTCATCTGTGTGGTGCCCCCCGGAGTCGACAGCCGTGGCCAAAATTCCGAGACCTACGCCACACGGATGTGGGTAGCGCACTTTGAGTTTGTCATCGAGCACAGCCCAGGTACGATCGTCCGCCGGGTCACCCCAGATCACCTGGTAGTCGATGACCCAGCGCTCCATGCCAACGCCCCAGCCCATCACCATCAGTTCCAGGCGATTGGCTTGCACGTCCACCGAAGCGGTGAGCATCAGCACCCGATAAGCCATCGAGCCGAGGCCATAGGTTTCGCGGCGAGCACGCTCTTTCAGGACTTCGGCTTTGGTCTGCTCCTGGGCGCTGTCCCAAACCTTGGCCAAACGGGTGTTGTAAAACACCTGCATGGGCTCAAGGTCGCCACGATTTTGTGCCTTCTTGGCCTTCTCAAACTGCTTGGCCAGCGAGCGCCAATCCGTCCAGCCGAGTGGTGCATACAGTGCGTTGAGGTGAAAACCTATGGTTTCGCCATCACCCGGGGCGTGCGATCGCCACTCACCCCGAGCCAACATCTGCCCCTTGTGGTGTTCCTCGACCAGCACATCACACTCCGGCCCGGCACACTGGTAATGCACCACGTTGAAGTCGGCCGAGTAATGCAGGTTTTCCCATTCGAGAATTTGCATGTGGCCGCAGTGCGGGCATGGCACGTAGTAATAACGCTGATCGCTGGCCTCAAACAGATCGGCGATGCGCGAAGCACCCTTGATCGTGGGCGAGCTGGAGAAGTAAAACTTGGCGTTACGCCCGAACGTACTGCCCCGGGTTTCGGCCAGTTCTATCGGATCACCCTCCTCACCCACGTCCACATCCCAACGATCGATCTCATCGCCGTAGATATAGCGGGCCGACAGTTCGGCAAGGTTGGCCGCCGAGCCTGCAGTGGTGACGTACAACGAGCCGCCCTCAAACTCCTTGGTGTCCATCGTGTTGCGCGAGTCACGCGATCGGTTGGCCGCGACACGCTCAGACAGGACCGGCGTGGCCTTGATGGTCTTGCTGATCCGCGGAGACACACGCTTGGCCAAGCTAAGGCTGGGCAGCAAAGTCAGGATGTTGGACGGTACCATGTGGATCAGGCCGCCGATCCAGTTCAACGCGATCTGGGTTTTCATCAGCTGCGAGGCCACCATTGTGACCACACGTTTACAGGGGTGAGCCGGTGACAAACAGCGCATGGGCTCGCGAGCATAAGGCGTCCGCGAGGTGCGATATTTACCGGGCTCTGCGGCACCGGTGTCACGCGGAATACGCATGTACTCGTCGGCCCACTGGTCGACCCACAACGAAGGGTCAGGCCGTAGCCCACGGAAATACGCCTCGCGGTACACCTCTGCACCGTTCGGGATTTCCGTGTGCATGGATTAGCTCTTGTTGTTGAGGGCCGTGATTAGGTCAGCCGTAGACATGCGCTCGGCTTCCTCCAACGAGGCGCGGATAGCGTCAGTCAAACGGCGTTCGATTTCCCAAGGGTCGGTCATAGCGGCCAGCTCCGGCGCCAGTTGGGGCGGCATGCCCAGCAACTGATCGCGCAGCAGACGCCCAGCATTGAAGGCGCCGGTTTTGACAGCCTCCAGTTGAACCTGCGAACCCTGGACCTTGTGGAACTCAGCCTCGGCTAGCTGTGCCAGGTAGTACTCGCGATGAGCGCGGGCCTTCTGGAAGTCAGGCAATTTGCTTGCCGGGCTGATCGCCGGCTGTGGCGCAGCCGTGGAAGTCGGCTCGACCTCTGGCGAGAGTTGGCTGTGGACGCCGCGTTGAATCCGATCCTGTTGATGCCGGGCTGTGACAGCGGCCTTGCTGGGGTCAGCAGATTCGGCCAACAGTGCTTCGGTGGCTTCCAGCTCGACTTTGCCATCCTCCGTTAACACCAGCCGATCCTGATTGGCCAATTTTGAAACGTACGATTTGGCCCAGCCGCGTCTCGCCGCAAACTCGGTTTTACTGATTACCGTCATGATGAAGTGTCCTGTTCACCTAATGAATACGGGGGTTCACCTGTTCACCCCAGTTCACTAAGCTGGTGAACTGTTCGCTAACGCTTTCCCGCGGGTTTCCTGCCCCGTACCCGTGGATATTCCCCAGGGTCCCCGGCAAGTTCTGAGAGATAAGAATTATTCTGATTGGTCAGGACGAGGAGGAATTTCACAAACCCCGAGGCGTTTTGCGGCCCAGCGCTCGTAAAGGCCGATAGCGACGTCCGCCCCGGCCATTGCCGTGAGGCATCCCACCGCCGATGACGCCCAGATCGACACACCATTGGCATGCAGCAGCATCATCGTGGACAGCCCGCATCCGATGCAGGCACCTGACCGCAAGGCCAACCGCCGGACCAAGGACCAACCCCGAGCACCATCTTTGTCCGCTCGCCACATCTCGCCCGACACGCCGCCGATCAAGGACAGTGCGATCACTAGCCAGATCGGCATATCAGCTAACGCTTGTTGCTCTGTTGTCATGTATGACCTCAATCAAAGAGCGGCGCGTGGTGCTGAAAAAAGAAAACCCCGCCGGGGTGGGCAGAGTTTTCAGTGCGCTGGTGTATGCCAGGGCGAGGTGCACAGCACGTGCTCGGGGAGCGCCTAGGCGCAGAATTCATATCGTGGGTACGTTTTACCCCTGTTCGGTAAAACCGAAAAGTGGGGATTTTCGGTCATTCTGCTCTACTCACTTTGACGCATCTTTGACGCAGGTTTGAGGTAAGTCACCCCGACAAACGGTCAGCGCTTAACCTGCTTTGCTCAGCACGGTTGCACGCGTCAGATTGGTTTCCTGGTGGCCGCTGCGCCGGGTGTAGCCTCGAGTGGTACCGCTTCGAACGGTAAGGATCAACATCACTTGTTGATGCAGACGTTTAACCCAGTTGCGATACGTTTGGTCTGCCCCTTCGGTGATGTCGAGGAGTCGCATCTGTTCACGCCGTGACATCGCTGGTTGATGCAGGTAACGCAGTCGGGCCAGCTGGGCCAATTGCTTGCCTTTGGTTGACTGGCGATCCAACTCGGCCACTGCCGCCGCCACTTCGCTGGCAATGTGATCCATGCCTGCTCCCGCTCCCACCAACAGATCCCGCGAACCGGCCGTACCCCGAGGGGCGCACCCGCCGTATTGCATGATCGTGGCCATCGGGCTACCCAAACCACCTGCCTCTCCAACGTAGCAGTGCTGCTCGCCCCAGTGCTGCATAAGCTCTTCGATTTCTTGAATCATCCTCATCTCCCCCCTGAAAACCCAACCCGACACAGAAAACAGCCAACCCGACACACACCCAACACACTTAAAATCCTTTAAAAACATACTCTTAACGCTCTATGTGTTGGGTGTGTCAGGTGTGTTGGGTTTCTTCTCACGTACGAGAAATAATTAATAAGCATCAGTCTTTGGTTTGTTGAGCATGCACATACGCCCGCATGTGTGAGAAACCCAGCACACCTGACACACTGACCCCGAAAGCCTTAAAAGACGTGGCCTGTAGCTGTGTCAGGTTGAGGGTAAAAACCCACCACACCGTCAACACACCCCACACACAATGAGTCGTCATGCTGCACTGTCCTGTCGTTGCCCGAATTTGACGTGCTCCCAACTGCCCACACTCCAGCCTCCGGTCTTGGCTGCTTCGCGCCAGGTAACGACCGCCTCACCGAGCCCGGCCGCTGTCACAGATGGGGGTGGGGAAGGTGCTGGATCGATGCCAGCCCAGGGGAAGAAGAACGTACCAAAGGATCGCCGCGAGCCATCCATCCAGGGCTTGCCCTGAATCTTGTCCACTTCGGTGGAAATGAATCCGCTGAACTTGGTATAACTTAAGGTGTGTTCCTTGTTGCGGTGGCACCATTCCAAAAACAACGCGTATAGATCACTGCTGACGCACACGCTAAATGGTGCTCCCAGCAGGCCATTACGCCATTCACGTAGAAAGGTTTGCCAACTGGCCATACTCAAATCCACCAAGCGTTGGCGGGCTTCGGTGTTGGGCGGCCGGGTACGCTGATCGAAGTCCCCCAAGTCATAACTGAGCAGGTATTCATAAAGCGCCGGGATGCCATCATTGGCCAGCTCGTACTTCACCCTCTCCTGCTCTTCAGGCCCCAGTGTCTCCTTGGGCCACACCACCAACATCCGGCGGTCATTTTCGCCAATGGGCCAGGGCATGATTTCGTTGGAGAGGAACACCGCATTCATATGGTTGGCTTCCTCCCAGCCATTCACAAACTTGGACTCCATACGCACCGTCTTGCCGGTGACCATATGTTTGATCTTGCCCACCTGGTTGTAACGCTGGTCACGGCTAACCACTTCCTCGAACACGCCATACAGCTTGTTTGACTGCCATACCGTCCAGCTCGACTCCAGTTGTGACTGCCCGACTGTGGCCGCGTATTCGCCATAGATCGCGCCCATGATGTCGCTGAGCAACAAACTCTTGCCGCTGCCTTCCATGGTCGAGTGCAGCAACACGGCTGTGTCCATCTTGGCGCCGATGTTTTGCAGCGGGTATGCCAACCACTTGATCAACCAATCAGTTGCCGCTTCGTCGTGGTTGCACAAAAAACTAAACAGCGAGCGCAAGGTGCGGCACTTGTTAGGTGCATCGATCGGGATCAAAGGCAGCCCCTCAAAGGTATTGATGTACACCTCCGGGTCTTTGGTCATACGTGGATCGAACACAATGTGCTGCATGTCCACGGTGCGCCGATCAGGACTGTTCAACCACATGCCATAGGCATCGCCCAACGCCATACGCATAGCACCTTCGGGGACTCGACGGCGGCATTTAATGTCCCAGGAGTCTTTGGTACCGTCTATATAGACATAGCGTTCGGTCGGGCTCATGCCCTCCCCTGATACCTGCTTGAACTTGGCCTCTGCTTTGGCTTTGCTGGCTTGGCGCTCCGCCATGTCATCGGCGATGACCTTTTTCTGTGTCGACTCAAACCAGTCTTTGGCCAGCGCTTTGGTGACCAACAATTCAAACGCAGGTTTTTTGATAATGACGCGCCTGAACATGTCGAAAACGGCAGTCTTGCCTTCAATCAAAGCGAAGCGCTGAAAGATTCGGTCCGGCGTCCAATCACTCCCCCCGCCCCCCTCAGGTGCAGGAGCCTCAACGGCGGATACGGATTCGCCCGGCCCGCTGGCATCCTCAGATGGGGTCGGGGGAAGATCCGCCGGGGATGGCCGGGACGACTGCTGCATACCCAACATGCGTGCAGCATCTTTAACCGCTTTGGACTGATCACCGCCGTGCTCGAGCAAGCAGAACACCTCAAACGCATCGTTCTGGTGACCATTGGCCAATGGATCTGCGCCGTGGTGCGAATACAGCTTGCCATCGGTGATGGTGATACCCGGTAAGCCCGTGCTGCTTTGCGGATAAAGCCATTTATTGCCGCGCTTGATGTACCCGTGAGTGCGCAGTAATTCTTCAACATCATGACTGCGGTTGAATTCATCAATCACCGAAGGCCGATTGCCAGTTACCTGGGTAGGCGACTTGCTCGACTTTGGTTTGACCTTTTCAGCCTTCGGCGCCCAAGGGCAAGCAGCCTCGGCATCACGTTTGAAAATGTCCCAGTTTTGCCAAATGGCCAGCAGGTCGGTGGTCAACACCGGCAGGCCATCAGCGGAGGGTGGTGTGCGCCAGGTATACGGTTTACCGGTACCGGGATGAATTGAAGGAGGCAATACGTCTTGCACCAAGCCTGCGCGCAACTCGAAAACCGTGAACCGCTTGTAGGGCTCTGCCTCGGCACGTGCAGCCGCTTCACTGTCCAAATCGCCTGCTTCTTTTGCCGCTTTGGCTTTCTCGATCAGACCTTTAAAAATCGACCCATCAGGGTCGTTTTCGTTGGGCCATGCAAGCGAATGACGCGTGAGGTCTATTCCATCCGGCAACTGGAACAGGATACGAAAACGCGCTGGGTTACCGACTACTGTCGGGTACACCAGCGCCATTGCGTCCAAGTCCAGGCCGAGCAACTCGTACAAGACGTGGCGTGTCCACTGGACATCATCAACGTCTAACGAGCACACACGGCTCGGCCCTAAGACCACGCCAAGGTTGTGCGTTGGATTCGCAGACCAGAAGGCTTCGGCAGCCTGTGCATCAGTGATGTAACCACCGGGCTTATTCCAGCCCAACCCTTTGGGAGCTTTCTCCCCCGGCTCGATGGCAACAAGTGCCAGTTTGAAGGTGTCGATGTAGCGTCGTGCCCATGTCGCCATAGGCACAGCGTGAAAACGATCGGTCATCTGCGGCGCTCCCGAAACTCTTGGCAACTGACGCAGGTTTGGCAGCCTTTGACCTTCTCCTGGCGGAGAACTGGTATCGGCTCATGGCAATCAACACAGATTGATGCACTGACCGCGGATGCTGAAGCACGCTGACGTTGCTCCAAAGCGCGCTGTAAAAACTCATCCGCATAGTCATTAGCCAGATCAACGATGTCAGCCATTATCGCGATCCTCCATTGCCTGGCGTGCGCCGGCCATGATGCCCAGTACCTCGCGGATAACGTCCATGCCACGCTTCTCAAGAATGGCGACTTCGTGCGACTCCCAAACTGCGTCGGCCACACCGTCGTGCATACAAGACACAAACTCGCCAGATTCGTGAAGCAACTTGCCTACCGCCTTCAACGCTTCTTTTGTGGCAGGCACTGGCGTTGGCTTGTACCAAACGGCCCCGGCTGGACGCACTAAGGCATCGAGCAAACGCGGATCAGCCGTGAGGCGAATCACCTCCTCCAGCTCATCCGGCGTAAGCCAGCGGCGTTCTTCGTCGAGTTTGAGTTTCTTCTGCAGGGAGTCGTTGTCGATCACCATTGCGAATGCAAGTGCGGTGACACCACCCTTGTAGGAACGTCCTGCGCGGTAGAGCGCGTGACGCAATGA